CGCTATCTTCTCGATTTGCTCGTCTGTGAGTTGTACGTTATGCACTTGATACTCCTCTATTTCCCCAAATTCACCATTAATGGCGCGATTAAATAGTTCTCTACCGTATTCTTCAGGATCATCTGCCCTAGCAGTAAATGGCATCTTTTGACCGTTAATTGTTACGGTCATGTCTATGCTAGTGTGATCTGAGTTTGCCCAACGCATTAGCTAATCCGTAAGAAAAGCGTAACCCTAGAAGTCGTGCCGCCAGAGTTATTGTTGACTCGCCCCATTGCTCTCCACGTACCTGAAAGAGAGCTTGATCCGCGAACTAATGCAGTTCCACTAGGAAGAGTATCAGCAGCAACAGTATTAAGATTATATAAACCAGCAGGATAAATAGATGATCCTGAATAAGTTCCATCTTCAGAAATACCTGTTCCACCTATATATCCCATTACATAAGTACCAACAGCGCCATACGATAGCGCAGCTATTTTAGCCCCAATATCAAGAGTTACAGCACCTGTAGAACCATCTACAGATGTCACGCCAGTATTGGTAATCGTCGGGTTGCCTGATACACCAGTGCCGTTAGATACAGAAATACCAGTGCCAGCAGTAATAGTCCTAGCCGTAGTCGTAGCAGATGCAGTCCTGACAACAATGCCGTTAGAACCGGGATCAGCGAGTTTCGTAGAACCACCTACAGCAGTTTCAACATAAGCCGTTGTAGCTACTTTAGTTGAGTTATCCCCTGCTGACTGAGTAGTAGCCGTAGCAGTTGATCCAAGAGCCACAGTGCTTGAGAAAGTAGCTGCACCAGAGCAGGTAAATGCACCACCAACGACTAGACCATCAGAGTCTGAGCCTGTCTGCATATCCTTAACCTGAGCCATAAGCTCACGGATAGCGTTATTAATACCTGACGGAGCACAACCTTCTGCGATGTTAATACCACCAATGTCGGTATTATTCGACGCTGTGGCTGACCATTCGCTAACTTTGTTCTTTGGCATGATTATTCACCGTAAATCTGTTGAAGTTGCTCAGAAGTCACATCTAATGGAACCTGTGGAGCCAATAGACCACGACCGCCAGTAATAGCAGGAACAGGGATATTTCTAGGAGGAACAGCACCTAAGCGCATCATGTCTGCAAGACGTTCTACAGACTGTCTACGCATTGCTGTAGCACCACCCCTAGCAGCAGCAGCACCTAAAGCCAAAGGAATACCAACTGTAGGCTCGTAAACTGTTGCACCACCAGCAAATGCACCACTAACAGGGCCAGTAGGAGCAAAACGACCGAAGAATTTAAGAAGATTCTGAGCCGTAGATCCCTTAGCAGCAGCACGAATCTCCGACTGTTCTGCTTTAGTAAACAAGCGCATCTTTTTGTCGTTCTTAGCCAATTGCCGAAGCTGTTGAGCCATTGAATTTTCAGCACCAGAAGCCGTAAACTTACTCTGGTCAAGTTGAGCGTTTTCAAGCATATTCTCAAATACGTCAGCCTTCATTAGCTTTGAGTATTCGCCTCTTGCTTGTTTCCAAAGAGTAGTTCCTGTCTTAGTATTAGTGCCGAGAATGTCTGAAGCAGGAGCGTTAGCAACATAATCATCAAATTGATCTTTGAGAATAGTAGCCAAGCGACGTTCTTCTGGATCAATACTAGCCTGAGCACCTCTAATTACCTTACGAAGCGCCTGAAGTTCTGTAAAATCCTTACGCATTGCAGGATTAGTTAGCTCTTGCAGCACAGCATCAATCTTAGGATAAGCAGTAGGCGTATAACCTTCATTGCGAAGATCAGCCGCTAAAGTAGCCATCTTCTGAGTAAATCTTGGAGTGCTAAATGCAATACCAGCTTGTTCTGCTTGCTTAAATAGCTGACTAGACTTAGCCGCTAATTCTTCAGCGGTAGGGCCAACTCTAGGACGAGCACCAACGCCAAATGCAGCACCAGTAGCCATACCAGCACCAGCGCCTGCCAATGGGCCAAATTCCTCACCTACGCCTTGAGCAACAGCAGCAGCAGGAGCAGCCGCAGCTAATTGACGACCGGGAGCCTGAGATAGCATCTCTGCAACTTTACGGCCTAGTTCAGTAGTTGCTGTTCTAGCCAATGTTGGTAAACCAGCAATCTGACCACCAACACCAGCCAAAGCACCAGAAGCAGCTTGAGCCATTCTTTCAGGGCCAGTTTCTGCTTGTGGCAAACCTAGACGAGTCAGAAGATTCTCTACAGCACCAGCCGGTGATGGAATCTGATACTGCTGTGGTAGAACCACATTAGCTGCTTGAGTAGCTAGTTCAGCAGCAGGTAGAGCCATACTGCCAGCCATCATCCCTACAGGGCCAAATGGAGCGCCTAGAGCGGCTCCAGCAGCCACAGGAGCAACACCCCTAGCAGTTATGCCAACGCTACGTCCAAGCTCTTGTGTAGCGGTTCTCGGAGGAATTGACTGAGTGGCATACTCATAAGCTTGCTGATCCGTAAGCTCAACGTCTGAGCCTACTTCAAACTTACCAGAGCCGGGTATTTCTACCTCGTAAGTAAACTTAGCCATTTACTTCCTCTTTACCGTTACGCCAGCAGGAAGGCCACTTTGAGTAGGTTGCTGGACAACGCCACCCTTCAAAATGTCATCAAATTCACCTTGATAGCCATAAGTATTCGCATATTCTTTAGGAATTGTTTTTAATGCACGATTTAGTCCATCAACATATTGTTTCAACTGCTTTCGTAATTCACCTTCTTTCAAACCAAGCTTTAAAGATGCTTGAATATTTGACAACGCGGCCATTTCACGCTCAGTTACGTTACCAACAGCACCACCAGTAGGCGATGCAGCTCTCATACGTTGAATTTCAGTAACAAATGCGCGAGTCTGAAGATTCTCAAGCTTTGCAGCAGCATCATAAGCTTCAGTTCCGGGAATTTTAGAAATAGCAGGACCAGTCAACCCAGAAATAGCCTTAATTTGCTTTGGATTACTCAATAATGCTTGAGCAGCGTCTCTAGCATCAACTAACTGAGTTATTGTGTAATTAACTAAACTAATAGTAGCTGGTTGTGCTGCCAAAATATCTTGTTTGCGTTTAGGAGGTACATTTTTATCTGGTTGATTAATTAGTGGTGTAGTTGTTGGTTTTAAAACTGGTTGTTTTGTAACAGCAGGTTGTGCCGCTGGCTGAGCGGCCTCACCAGTACGCTGCATCTCTGGAGCAACTCTAGGTGCAGGAGGCTGTGCCATCGGAGGAATCGGGCCTCTAGGAACAATCGTAGGAGCCTGAGCAGGTTGAGCAACAGGTTGTGCAGTCGGTTGTGCAGGTTGAACACCGCCTAACATGGCCTCACGAGAAGTAGGCAATGCAGGAGCAGTACCAGTTTCAAACTTCAGCTTTTGTGCATCAATAGCAATCTTTGTCTGATCTGCTTGAGTCGGAGCATTAGCAAATGCCAGAATGTTTTTATTCTGCTCAGAAGTTAGCTTAGTAGCATCATTAGTGCCGAAAGTATTGTAAGCATACTGACCAACAATACCGTCATATTTGTACTGTTTACCAGACTCAAGAACAGCCTGATCTACCTTTTGAATAGCATCAATTAGTTTTTCTGGCTTTAATGAGCCTTTAATTCTTTCAATAGCTTGATATTGTCCTTTAAATTGCTCAGGAGCTTTATCAATACGTTCTTGAATATTAATATCAGAAGCCATTAACTGATATTGACGCTCACGCAATCTGTCTGCAATACGGGTAGAAGCCTCAGCTTTAGCTGGGTCACGCATTGCACTAAATGTTGCAGCATCAGCCAAATTATTTTGAATCTGTCGCTCAAGTTCAGAAATTTCAGGATTTGCAGTAGACACTACAGGAGCAAGTTGTTTTTCTGCCCCAATATCAGTAACTTCTGTAGGCTGAACAGCAGAAATAGGCTTAGGCGCGTATTGTTCACGCAATCTCTGGAATTGACGAATTTCAGAAAGATTTTTAATTGTTCCAGTTGGGTCTACAAGCAATGCTGTTCTTGTTGCCTCATCAAGATTAGGGTCTTGGCGCAATTTAGCAACAGCTTCTTGTGTAGCTAAATTTTGCTGCATTTGAATCTTCATTTGAGCCAGCTTCTGTGCATTAGCCATCTGCTCAATGCCAGCACCATAAGCCTGACCAGCAGTACCATAGCCAGCAGCCAAAGCACCTAGAACATTCTGGAGCGCAGAACGTCGTGGGCCTTGTGAACCCATGCCTGTTGCCAACGTAGCAGCAGCACCCAATAGGCCAGCAATGTTTGACTGACGGGTCAGGTTAGCCGCCTCATCAGCACCTAAAAGCCCTTGATACATCGTAGGGTTAGCGCCGAATACGTTAGGAATGTAATCACCAATTGCCATACATCACCTATATAAGCGAAGGAGTTGCAGGACGAATAACCGTTGACTGCTGTGGGTTTAGGAGGCTCATGTAGTCCATAGGCTGAATCGCTGAACGATTTACTTGACCTTGTGGAGCCATTTGCACAGGATCTTGAGACATTAAGTCTCTAGCAAGACCAAAGCCAATTTGTGACGTAGTTGGATTTTGGTTCATGAAAGTATTAACAGCACTAATGTCTTTGCCAATACCAGTAAAAGTAGATGGCATAGTCATACCACCAAACATCCCACTAGAAGCACCAGTTAATGCTGTTGATTCACCAGCTAAAGCACCAAATCCTCCCTGAACTCCGGGAATTGCTGCGTTAGCACCTTGTGCAGCACCAAGACTTCCAGCACCAGCCGTAGGAAACATAGCGCCACCAGCATAACCACCGACAGCACCCATCAAAGCACCTTTTAACGGGTCTTTTCTATTTGTAGCAGCGCCAATAGTGCCGCCAACAACAGCCATAGTTACTGGATCACCCATTATTTGCCTCCCTGTGGAGTAGCAGTCTGCGTTACCTGAGAACCTTGAGGTACAGAACTAAACAAATTAGCAAACTGGCTAAGTTTCATCTGTGGCAAGTTCTGCTCAAAGTTGAAACGGTTAATCGCATCCTGAAGAACAGCCGCCTCTTGTTGTTCTCTAGCACCGCCAACAGTCAATAGACGCTGAATGTCTGCATAATCTGCTTGTGCCATCTGTGGAGCAGCACCAACAGCAGCCATTTGTCTCTGACGCTCGGCCTCAGCAGCGTTATAAGCCAGTTGACCACCTTGTTCCGCTAATGCACGAGCAAAGATGTCCTGAGCCTGACCAGCCTGTTGCCCCATAGCCGAGGAACCATAACGACCAGCAGAAGAAGCCTGAGACTGAAGATTCTGGATATTACGAGTATATTGCTCACCAGCAAGACGGTTAGACTGCTCCAAAGCACCCGCTAAGAATGGATTAACGCCACGACCTTGAATCGTAGCTAAAGTCTCAGCTTGAGCAGCTTGTGTAAGAGGTGAACCAGCCATAGCCCGCTGTTCAGCCATTCTAAGGGCTTGTTGTGTAGCCTCAGAAGGGCTTACATAAGTCTGACCGGGAAAGAACGAAGGAGCCTGAGATTCATACAGACGCTTGCCTTCCTCAAGACCATACGTTACATAGGGTTTGATCGCTGGATCAATCTGTGTCGTAGTAGTGCTTGTTTGAGAACCGCCACCACCGCCCATATCACACCTCACATATCCACTTGTTAGGACGGAACCCGTATTTCGCCGCCCTTCTATCCCATCCCCGCCTATGACTAGAAAAAGTTATGCTTTTTACATTAGCCGTTGATGCCATATCTTTAATATATTTTAAGGCATTTTCGACAATTTCATAGCTATTTTCTAACGAATAAGCAGCCCATAAATGCAGAGTCTCACCTAAAGGTTGCAGGATAAAGAAGCCTTGATAATGGTTATTCTCTATCAGTACGAAAAGCAAAGACCTTTGATTAAAGCAATCCGTGTAAACGTCCTCGATAATCCAATTTTCAGGACTCTTAGACTTAATTTTCTCTAAACCGGGCTTAACTGAAGCCCACCAATTTCTCAGTTCTTGAGGGTCAATGTATTTGTATTCCATTAACCGATTATCACATAACCATACGTCTTATCAGCAGTGCTATTTGCCCAATGTGTAACCGTAGCTTGCCCACGTTGCTTCGCTGAAACATACACATTACTTGTTGCAGATGGCGCAATATAATTTACAGTCGCAATAACACTAGGAACCGATGGCCTGTCAGGAGTCGTGCTAGTCCCATAATGTTCCATCGATACGCCAACGTCAGAAGGTCGCCACATTATCTCAACATAATCATTGGCCTGAAGCTCAATAAATAAGTTCAACGCAGCAATAACGTGGGACGGATCACCAGATGATTTCCTAGCTGGCATACCAAAACGACTATTAGACCCGGTTACATTAGTGCCATTCTTACGAAACCAAATATCTATATCCTGACTATCGTTCGTAGTATTCTTAAACTGTATCGAAAACTGGATGTTATAAATTCCATAATTCCTGACGTTAAGCCGTGAACTATTGGAAAGATAAACACCACTCGAATAATCTGTTGTATTAAATGTAACAGCGTAGGCTGTAGTGGTATTCGCAGCAGTCTGGTCTGTAGTGTCCTGAAAAGCCCCATAGGGAGCCGCATCAGCTTCCGCAGCATCAGATACTGGCGTGAAGAATATTAAGCTCTCAGTGCCTATACGCTCGTCGTAGAGGGTAGTTGTGGTGGCATTGCCTGTAGCCAGCGTCAAAAGACCCGTATTATTGGTTTTACCGTCCATAATCCCACGAACAACCTCTGAAACCTCACGTTCTGAGGCTCCAAAGACCGGGAGAGTTCTAAATTGGACGTTACGAATCATCGATCACCCTGCTTTACAATCTCAACTTCTACTCCAACCAGAGTTTTCCAGTTACTTGAGGTCGGAGATACCTTAATCCGGTGATATTCGCCATTAGCACGTAAAGAACAGCGATTTTCAGCGTCAGCAGCCACAGAATCACCAAATTCAATGTTTTCAGTCAGCAAATCACGACTTGCAACCGCTACAGTTCCAGTTCCATTGTCAATAATTGGTTTCGCCAGAGTAACAGTTGAGCGTCCAATATCAATATCCCCTGAAACTACATAAGCAGACTTGAATGCCCCAGACAAAGCGACGATCTTTTGCTCTCGAACACCCAAAGGCAACAGTTGTCCACCAGCAAAAACACGAGAATCTAGCGGAATCTCTAGTGCATCAATGCTTGTGTTGTAGTTATCAACCTGTTCCAAGGTAGCTGAAGGCGTAAAACCGTAAGCAATGTAGTTCACATCTGTTGTCGCATAGCTCCATTTACCTAAATCAATAGAGAAAATAAGCAAATAACGACTACTAAACGTATTTTTAAAGTTCCAAATAACTATTTTCCTAACAGGATCAATAGTTGCATTCATGCTAGTCGATATTTCATTGGGAGCAGCATTCTCAAAGAACCACCGATTTACCTTTTCTAGCCCAATATTCTTAACAGTTTGACCATCACAGACATAGAAACCATCATCAGCTAAGAAATAAGTAAGACCACCGAACTGAGCAATAGAGCCGTTAGAAATACAGCCTAAAGTCCTAGAAATAGCGTCAAACTGAAAGAAATACGGGCTACCAGAATAGCTCATCCGGTAAACAGCTCTTTCTAAAAAGACAAGACCATATTCACCACCAGCTAGACCAGTAATATCACCACCATCAGGAATTACCTGAGTATCAGCCTGAGAAGCTGCACCGGGAGTCCAGTCTGTTTCATCGTTAATATCAGACCAGTAAACTTTGCTTTCCTCGCCACCTACATTAGCAGCAACCACAAAATCACGAACCACAGTCACATATTTAGCCGTAGGAGCGGCAGCAGATAGATCTGAAACGGTCGTGGAGCCACCTAAATCCCAATATTGGAGTTTGTCAGCACCATTAGCCAGAATAAGCTTAGAACCGAATTGAGTCACATCCCATGACTCAATAGCAGAATATGAAGTCTTTACAGCGTCTAAGCTGGCATCGCTAGAGTCGAACTTATAAATCGAAGTAGCACTAGCAGCAAATAGGGTGGAAGAACCAGCAGACTTACCTGCAAAAGTAACGAGCAAAGTTTCTCCAGAAGAACTAGAATAATCAGCTGCATCTCGTAATGGGGCATATCCGTTAGTAACAGGGTAACAATTCACAGCTTCCATGACCGAGCCAGTTATACCCGGCTGATCTGGCAACCATTCACCAAAAAGAATCTTCTGCCTCATTGCATTGCCCAATTAGTTGATACAGGTTGAGTAATTTGCCATATGCCAGCACTTGCAGGATCTTGATAATCGTTTACCCCATATCCAGCAACCCAATAATCATATTCAACATAAGGTTGAATCAAAGAATTCCATACTGTTTGCTCAGGGGTAAGATCACTCCACTCATAACCAATAATATTTCCAACAACATTAATACTTGCATTTGCTGAAACATTAGCAGTATTAGAAGCTATCAATCCACCTAATGCAGTAACCGAAGCATTTGCATTAACATTCGCAACACCGCCTACAGTGTAATAAGCATTAGCCGTGACAGTTGCATTTGCATCAACATTAGCAACAGCAGTTACTAAGTTATCAACAGTTAATTCAAGTGTTCCATTTGCCGTAATGTGGGCGCTTGCCAGAACAAAACCAGCAGGAGCAGCAGTAACCGTAGCATTACCAGTGATCGCAGCATTAGCACTTCTTAAGAAGCCACCTAGAGCCGTTACAGACGCATTTCCAGTGACTGCACCTGAAGATGTCCTGATACGATCAGCAAGGCCAGAAACAGTCGCGAAAGCCGTTACAGAGGCATTGCCCTCAATAGGGATAGCTTCATATTCAGCATATCCACTAGCCCAATAATCAATTACTACATAGCGATCAGGCTGGCTAAGGTCTCCCTCACCATATCCCTGAAGCCAATAGTCGTAATCAACGTAATTAGCCATTTAATGCGCTAACGTCAGAACTTGCCAAAGCAGGAATATCAGCAGATGCAATCACAGGCAAAGGTTCTGCTGGCAATGAATTATCTATTTGATACTCAACCCAACCTTGCTCTAAATAGTGCATCCAACGATAGCCTTCACGAACTGGAGGCATAACATCACGCACTACCCATCCTGGTGGATAGCACCAAATAACCTCCTGCCCTTCGCCAGCAACAGGAGGCGCATCAACCTCAATCCAGCCTTCAGTGCCATCTGTTTCGTTTTGCGGTATTGATCCGTCTTTAGTCCACATATGTCACCTTATTGAAGCGGGAATGCTGCTGTTGGAGAACTAGATATAGTTCTTGCATAACCACGAGTTATTCGTAAATCATCAATATATGCAGTTAGATTTTGTGCTGGTGTTGTTCCGTCCGCAAGATTGCCAACCCAAGGTCGGCCAGCTATTCCAACATAAGAATTAGAATCTGCATAACTTGACCCAACCTGAGAACCATCAACAAACATTTTTGTTGTGCCAGATGCTCTGGTAACAGCAACGTAATACCAAGTATTAGCCGAAAGAGTAGAGCCAGTAATTCTTTCTCCCGGCGATGTACCACCTGTGTAATAATAAATAACTCCAGTATTTTTAAGTCCTATTACTGGAGCAACACTAGATGCAGCAGATCTAAAATCAATAATTACTTGCGCTGTATTTACAGCAGTAAACCTTATCCAAAATTCAATTGTAAAATCACCAGTTCCAAACGCACCTAAATCTGAGGTTGATGGAATTAAACGAGTATTTGTTGTTCCATCAAAATACATTGAAGTAGTACCCCACTTTGCTTGCGTGGTGCTTACTTGAGCATTAGCTACAGTCTCTAATAGATTCTTTGAAGCAGAATCGTATATACCTGCATTAGTGAAACTAGCAAGTAAAGATACAGTGCCTGTAATTGAAGATGCCACATTTGCGCCAGTCCATCCAACAGCAGATGTTGTAACTGGAGCAGTTGGAGGTGTAAATGCGCCACTTGTTAATGCTTGTCCTTTAATAATTCGTATATTTGAAATGCATCCCATGAAATTATCATTGGCTGTTGTACCATCATAAGTCGCAATTCTAAGAAGCTGGTTTGCTGTTGAATATGCTGTTGTTGTAGATGTTCCTACCGAAACGCCATTAATGTACATAGTAAAAGTTGAACCGCTTTTTACTAATGCATAGTGATACCAATTATTTGGAACAATAGAAGTTGCGGAAATTCTTACAGCGCCAGTGGTTCCACCATTTGACCAAAAAGATAATGTATTTGCAGCACTAAAATAAATTGATTCTCTTGATGTTGATGTTTCAACAAAAGCTAACAAATGTTGAGAAGTGTTTGTAGTGGCGGTTTGATAAAACCAAAATTCCACCGTCATATCACCGCCAAAAATATTAAATGCAGTATTACTTGCCAAAGATAAATAATCGCCAGTCCCATCAAAATACCCGCTACCACCTACTGTAGTAGTGTCATATGCAGCGGTAGGAAGAAATGGGCTGAATGCTTGGACGCGAGGAGTTCCAGTTATTGTGAATTCATAACTATTCCCACTATTATCAACAAACCTATTTGATTGGCTAGTTAATATCTTTGTACTAGTTATTGCAGATAAAATGCTTGTTGGGACTGTGATTGTAGAGCTGCCTGCATTATATGCAGATGCACCAGTTACCATCCTATAATTTGATATATACCCAGTCCAATTAACAGTTGTCGTGTCAGAATAATCAAATCCAATGGCAAAGTTTCTAGATGATGACCAATTAATTGATGTTGAAGTTGTTGCTTGTCTAGTTCCATCAACAAAAATAGATGTTGTGCCACTTGACCTACATATAGCAACGTGAACCCATTTATTCTTCATTGAAGAAAGAGTTCCTGTTGCTAATTGTGAGTTATATGTTCCAGAACTAGAATTTCCAATACTAATAGCAGTATCAGTCATTCTTGAGCTAAACTCATTTGATCCAGCAGATGTTCTGTTACCAGTCCAACCATTGCCAGAATCATCAATAAGATAAATAAATGCTTCAATAGAAAATTCAGATGTCCCTAATGCAACAGCAGCGGTACTTGTTTTTATAGATGAATCATCAAAATAATTTGACCATCCAGTTTGGCTAAATGGAGTAAAAGTACCCTGCGTGGGCGCATTCGGACCACTAGTTGGGTTACGAGTAATAGAGAAATTATTAGACGAGCTGTCTAAGAACGTATTGTTCTGAGCGCCATTTGTGCTGCTGGTATTTAATAGTAGTGTTACACGATTAAAATACTCATCAACTGCTGTTGCAATAGCAGTCTTTGCAGCCACCAACATATTCATGATTCCACTCATGACACATTCCCGGTAATTACACAGACAGTTCCGCTATTAAACAACACAGTTGCAATACCACGAGTTGCCAGAGATACAGTAGCTTTATCTGTATCTGTTCCAGCGATATAAGCAGTTGTGATAGAGCAAGTGCAAGTCACTGCACCAGTGGTGTTATTAAAAATACTCACCACATCACCAGCAGCAAAAGTAGCATCAGGAATCGTAATTGATCCACCTGAGCCGACCTCAACAAATTTACCTACATCAGCAGTTTGCAGCGTATAGGACGATGTTTTAGCTCCAACAGGAGGAACATCACGATAGCCAACCTGATTAGTCCCATCAACCGTACAGTTCGTCAGAGTGCCGCTAGATGGAGTTCCAAGAGCACCACCCGGAGCCACATAATCAGTACCAGCACTAGCATTAGCCAATGCACCACCACTATTAGCTTTAAGAATCGAAGTCCCACTAGGAGGTGCTAGATAGTCTGTACCAGCAGTTGCCGTAGTAGCAACACCAGACGTTGCCTTAACGATACCTGTCAGATCAGCACGTTTAAGAACTTTACCTGTGGTACTACTCCAGAGGGCTAGTTCACCATCAACACTAGACGTAATGCCTTCAATCTTGTCGGTATTAAGATTCGTAAAGTTTCCGTCAACCTCAGCAAAGCTAAGTGCAGAACCTTTAACCGAACGTAGAGTAATCGTTGTCATCTCTTACCCCTTATGCCAGCGTTACAGTCAAATTCCCGCTAGAAATACGGAAAATATCACCAGTATCAATAGCCTTAGAAGCGTCTAGCGCAGTGTGATACAGCAGATTTCCTGAAGTTACAGCATCACGAATACCGACATAAGTAACAGTACCCCATGAGCCAGTAGCAGTTGGGAACTCAATCGCTGCGCTATTACTTGTCGCCCCATTAGACGGAGCAGAGAACGTAATAGCCTGACGAGCATACGAACCACCTGAAACTTCAGTGCCAGTATCAGCATCAGTCGGGTCAGACGTATATAGCGCCAGATACGTAGTAGTAGGGCTGGTATAGCTTGTATTACGCAGAGTCGCGTTAATCAGTGCGTCCTCTAAAAAATTCGACATTTCGGCCATGATTTCACCTCGTATAAGACATAGACATAGACTGACCACCATATTCGCTAGACTGGTCAGAAACAGATATTGCATTTATGGAACGGTCATACAAAGCAGCCCATGTCTGGAGCCTTGCATCATTCATCAGATACGGTTCTGCCTCACCCAATGCCGCATAAAGCAAAGCATCAGGATAATTAGCCAAGAATACGTTTGATGAAACAGAATCGCTCAAAGCCGTAGGTTTAGCGTAATACAGCATTTGAAGCGTATAACTTGCATCAGGTATAGGTGCTAGTTGCATACTAGATCCAAGCACTGTGTAATCCAATGGCTTACCTGAATCCGTAGTCCTAGATCCTGCAAAGAAAGCAGTAGGCGAGTAATACGTTAATGCAGTCGCTGGAGTCGTGTTGATATGAATATCACGCATCTCCAGAAAGTCAGGAGGAAGCCCTACAGTGCTAGTTCCGCTTGCCGTTGAAGCAGTAGCCACAACCAACATCTGACGAGTCCTGAGATCCCTCTGTAAGCGAATCTCAGCTAGTCTAATGAAGTCAGGAATTTGGGTAGTCAAATCACTACGAGCTAGATAGTTGGCTACCGTAGTCTTTAGTTCACTATAGCTCGTAAATGCCATGACTATTTCCCGTTGTTATAATCCTCGATGGCGGTTTCACCTACATCCGTCCACCAATTCTCATTAGTTCCTATATGCCCAATGTATTTAGATAAGTCATGATCCACAAACACCGGAATCCCCTCATCTAATGCCTTCAGGCAAAAGTAAACATCCTCGCCAATAATTCCACGCGGTGACCATTCAGCACTAAACCACGGGTTTTTCAGCTTTTCAAATACTTCTTTAGCAATTAACGTAGCACCAAAACCTACTGCCGTTACCTGCTCGCAACCTTCCTTGCCCCTAGAATCTATCTTCAGCCAACGAGACTTTTTAATCTCGCCAGTCTCATCATCCTTAGTTAGCTCTAAATTCAGAGCCGTTCCAACGATGGGCTTCCTTCTAGTGACAGCATTTACACCAATTACCGGAACCTCACGACTTAACATTATGCTAATCAAGTCTGGTGGGAATCTCATGTCTGAATCAATAAACAGAACATGAGTACATCCTTCCGATAATGCAGCCTTTACTAGACCTTCACGCTGGTCAAATATCAGCGTTCCAGCCATCGTATATAACTTTAATCCGTTGTTCTCATCATTGCAACGATGTTTAACGTCATGTCCAACCAT